CGACTGATCATGAAAGACACGGATGAAGAGCAGCCTGTTTTCAAGAAGCGCGTCATGCGACAACTGATGCAGGACGAGAACGTTGCGCTTGCCATTGAAAATGATGAGGCGGTTATTGCTGAATACAAGAAACTTGGCGTTCAGACCATGACCCCGGATCAGGTCCCCGATGTTGACGAAGACGATGAGGACGATGACGACGAGATTGCAAAGGCCGATGGGAAGAAGATTAACCTGAGTGTTCCGAGCGGCGTGCGAGTTGAGGCTGCGCGCGGACTTGCTTGGCGAAAGCAATTTGGTCGCGGCGGTATTGGCCCAGGCCAGCGTACGGCGCGAATGCTCACTGGCAATCGAATGACTATTGGCCGCGTCCGAAAGATGCGTTCATACCTTGCTCGACACGAGGTCGATAAGCAGGGAGAGGGTTGGGCTCCTGGTGAAAAGGGATTCCCGTCCGCAGGGAGAATTGCATGGGCGCTTTGGGGCGGAAACCCTGGCAAAGCCTGGGCCAACAAGGTAATGCGGTCTGTGGAAGCAAAAGATAAGAGGAACGATTAATGCCTGATCAAAACGACGCAATTGCTGAGTCTGGCTACAGCGCTGAAGATCAACAGCGGCTCCGTGAGGTACTTGCTGCGGCCGGATACGATAAAGAAGGTCTCAACGAAGTGCAACTTAATGAATTTTTGCAGACGAAGACTATTCCCCTTGCGGCGGAACTTTTGAATTGGCCAACGGTTGCCGATAAGGCAATGTATTTGTTTGCCGGCATCGGCAGATACACAAAGTCAGGGGAATGGGAATTCACTAACGAGCGATTTCCTGAAGTTCTTAATATGAACGCCTACATGAAATTGCGTGAAAATGGCTTGATCACTTGGGACGGCCTACCGCGCAATCCGTCTGCGGATTAAGATGGCAAAGCAAGAGATGTATCATCAACAGCCATGCTTTTGCTTGCCATGCAAAGTGATAAAATCACTTGAGCAGCCTCAGGAAGAAAAGAAGGTAAAGCGTGCTAAGAAACCCGTTTCGAAAAAGCAAGCCAGAAGTTGAAGAACCTTCCGCCAAGGCGGAGGAATCTGCTTCTGAAGAAACGGAAAAAGTAACCGTTGATGTTCTTTTAATGCAGACTTCCGCAGAATTAAACAAACTGGGCGTAATGTACGCCGTTGCAAGCATCGCCACGAGTGACCAGCAGGCAGTTCTTGCTCTTCGCTCTGCGTCGCTCCGCCTAGAAAAACTTTCTCGTCAGTTTCAAATGAGCGCGCGCCTGCTTTCTAGCGGGCAAATTGACGAAGATTAAATAATATGTCACACAAAGACCCAGTCACCCCTGAACTGCGCTATGCCGTCCTCCGACGGGACAACGGCTGCGTCGGTCCCAGAGTCGGCATGCCAGAAGAGTGCGGGAGTCAGTTTGGGGCTGGCGGGCGTATCATTTTGGAGATAGATCATGTAAACTCTGCTGGGTTTGGAAAGCGCGGTCCTAGCACTAGGGAGAATTGCCTCGTGCTGTGCGGCTGGCACCACAGAATGAAAACGGAGTCCTCAAAACGCTGGCGTCCGTTATTAAATGATTATTTGGAGAATCACAATGGTTAAGTTTGCAGACCAGTTTTCACGGATGAACTCTATATGCCAGTGGGCGCAATGCCCTAACCGCGTGCGCCTCAATGACAAGACGGCAGCCATCAAAAACCTCGGCCCCGTGCTCCAGTTGGGCGCCATGCAGTTGCACGTTTCGTGCGCAGAGGCCCGGAATCGCACGGGCGAACCGTACCGCTCTTGACGATACTCTTGTAATACCTGATACTTACCGCCTATGGAGAACAGCGAGGTCAAACAGTCGGGTCTTCGGTGCCTTGACTGCGGCGGCCCGAAATCAACCGAACTATCTATTCGATGCTGGGATTGTGCATTGAAAAACAAGAAGTCAAACTGGCGCAAGGCAGCATTGATTCGCGCAAGCGACATCCTGAGCAAGAGAGACGCCGGGATGACGATGGTGGAAATTGCAGCCGCACTTGGTGTATCTCGACAGCGCGTATATCAAGTGGTTGAAGCCGCTGGATTGAAGGCACGACGAGATGCCCGGGGGGGATGGAGAGGGGGAAAGAAAGATGGCAGTGACTGAAACGGAGATGACAGCGGAGCAGGAGTATGTTTGGCTCTTGCGCGGCAAAGATCTTGCACTTGAGGCGTTAAAAGATTTGCCCAAGCCGTATAGCCATATGGAACTTTCCCTGCTTGCCGCTGGCCGCAAGGCGGTTGAAGATGCTGTAGGATCTGTCATCCATTCGGATGACCTGGCGGGGATGGACCCAAAGTGCAAGCAGTTAATCAGCGATGGTTCTTTTCTTGCGTATGGCGAATGGGCATCTTCAGAAATGATGTTTAGTGAGGAGCCTGATCGTAATGAGTAAGCAAAGCGGAGAAAGCAACGTTAAGAAGCGAAAGTTGCAGCGCCAGTCAACCCAAAAGGTCTGGGAGATCATTGCTGCATCTGGGGTAAAGCGCAGGTGGGTTGCGAAGCACCTGGGCATTTCTTATGGGTACCTGAATCAGGTGCAGTACGGGCAGAGCCCGATGACAGATGCTCTTCGCAAGAAGTTGAGCACCTACTTGGGGCGACCCGAGTCGGAATTGTTTTTGGAAATTGAAGAAGAGGAGGCAGAGTAATGGCATTCGATAAGAGCGCACTCAAGGATTACGTTGATGTCGCGGAGCGCATTCGCGCGTGGTATGACGCTTACCCAAATGGCCGCATCGAGACCCGTATCGTTGAGCACAACGAAAAGCGCGTGGTCATTGAGGCCCGCGCCTACCGTGGGGTAAAGTTTGATGGGGCAAGTGACGAACTTGGCTTCATGGACGACCGGCCCGCAGGTGTTGGCCACAGCGCCATGCAGATTCCGGGCGCAACGCCATACACCCGTGGATCAGAGATTGAGAACTGCGAGACGTCGGCAGTTGGCCGAGCACTCGTGATGGCAGGTCTTCCGTCCAAGCGCGTCGCTTCAGACGACGAGATTCGCGCAAAGCGAGAAGACGCACCGCGAGACACCGATCAGTATGGCGAAATCAAAGAGACAAAGGCCAAGAAGGCTGCAGCAAAGCCAACGGCAGACGAGCAGGTCGTTGCCGATGAGTGGTCGCAGACTATTGCCGAAGCGAAGAGCGTTGATGAACTTAATCGCATCGGCTTAGATATCTCTAAGACCTCACTTGGCGTTGATGCTCGCAAGTATCTTGCCGATGTCTACAAGGTGAAGCGAGAGGCGTTGACCAAGTGAGCGAAGTCCTATTCCCAGACCTTGGCGGACACGGCATCGTCGAACGCGATGTCGACTACATCAGCGTAAGCGAGTTGCGAGAGTATCTCTCGTGCCCGCTGCGCTGGTGGTACAAGTACAAGGTTGGACTGTGGACTGAGCGCACAACTCCGTTCTTTGCTCTTGGCAACGCAGTCCACTCTGGGCTTGCAACGTGGTACGGCGGTGACCAGAAGTTCATTGCACCAGACAAGCGCAAAGAGTTTGCGTTGCGTGGCTTTGCAGACACGTATCAGCAGGAGGCAGAGAAGGTTGACTGGTCCCTAGAGACAACGCGCAATATCCTGACGGACAGTGCGACGGGTCAGGAGATGCTTGAGGCTGCAATCTCTGCTGGCGACAACTGGAAGCCACACAAGGATGGCGGGATTGAGAAGACGATGATGTCGGAAATCAAGCACAGCAAACTGGGCGTGCTTCCGATTCGGCTGAAGGCAAAGGTCGACATGCTGCTCGACAACCTCAACGTTGTCGAGCACAAGACCGCCGAGCGAAAGTGGGAGCAGGGACGAGAGCACGGAGACATCCAGGCGACAGCGTATGTGATGGCAGTGCGCGATAACTTTGGGCACGACCCAGAGGTCACGTTCAACATCATTAGCAAGTCAGCAAAGGGTCCGAACGTGGACCGACGCGCGACGCGCCGCAACCAGGAGCAGATCGACCGTCTCTATATCCAGGTACGAGCATTCCTGGATGCAAAGGATAAGGGTGGCGTTTATCCAAACCCAACGGCTTTTGCGCATGAGAAGTGTGAGTTCCGCGCGCTGTGCGATAAGTGGGAAAGCCACCCACAGAAGATGCCGGACAGCCGACGAGAACTCAAGGTTCTGGTGCCGACCCTTGCAGACAATGCAGTAAAAACGCTGCAAGACCCACCGGTGATCCGCTAATGAACGAGGCGGGCGTAGTTGATTTCCTTGACTTCGCACCGCCAACGTGCGAACACACAACCACGTATCAACCCGACTGTGTTGCCTGCGCAGTAAAGGTGCTTAATCGCTATGTGCCCGTAAACATGCGGCTTTACGTGCAGTTTAGGTCTGGCGCATACGAAGCAGGGGCAGCGGACCGCGATGGATTTTTCCGGGTTGTAGCCTCGGGCTTGACACCTGCTGATGCCCTCGTTAATCTCCGCAATCCATTGGCGCTTATTGCGTTTATGGACAAATCGGAAAGGGGCGAAGAATGATCATGCCTGACGAGTACGGATATCAGCCCTGCGCAGACTGCGGCGACGACACGAGCGAAACGCTGAAGTCGGGTACGGGGCTCGGTGTGTGGAGATGCGAGAAGTGCCACAACATTGCAACATGCGGATGCGAACTCTGCCTTGCGGAGGGCGGTCACTAGCATGACCGATTACAAGGATATTCCGTTCTTTCCTGAAGACCTTGTTGCTAAAGAGACGGTCCGCCGTGTGTGGTGGCGCTGCTACAGCGACCTGCCGAAGCACAAGAAGTTGTGGCGACTGCCCGACAACAATGCGCGATGGGCGTGGGTTGTCCTTCTCTGTGCGGCATCGGAAACGCACGGCGTGTTTGAGTCTGATCAGCATATTGAAGCCGTGATCGGCACCCAGAACGCCAAGTGGCTTGCCGTGTTCCGACGGGTTGGGCTGCTTGATGGACTCGTGGTGCACGATTGGGACGAGTGGCAGGAGACTCCGCAAGACGCTTCTCGTGCAGAGCGCTTGAAGAAGGCGGCTGCAGCGCGAGATCGATACGAGCGGCTAGAGATCAACCATGTCGACGACAGCCCCGTCCCTGTCCGCACCATGAAGGAGTGGTTGGAGTACGTGGTCGGAGGGCCAAATGCGCAGGGCAGGCTGACCGAATTTATCGCAGCGCAGTTTGGCATCATTCCCGACAAGAATGATTACGGCCGCGTGGCACGACTCATCAAGACATTCCCAGGGGGCATCCCAGCGCTCATGTCTGCGGTATGCGAGGCTGCACTACGTGATGTGAAGGGCGACTACATTTCTTACATCACCAAACTTGGTCAGGGTCGTGCCAAGTTCGGCGGTACGGTCACTGCCACCACGCGAAGCGAAAGCCGGGATTCTTTCGTCGAATAACAAACACATGCAGACAATCGTCCGTCACGACGGACGATTGAGAATGGAGGCGAGGCATGATTGCCGAGCAGAACCCGCCGCAGGCGGGGAACGTCGAAAAATTTTTGAAAAAGGCAGGGATTCCGCAGCGTCACGCTGCTTCATCCCTTGCTAACTGGATTGAACGTCCTGGCACGGAGAAAGGGTTCAATGCTGCACAGGAATGGATTACCAACCCCCTGTCAGATCAAGGCTTCATGCTGCTCGGTACCCCAGGCACAGGGAAGACCCATCTGGCAGTTGCAGCCCTTAGGGGTAAGGCAGAAGCCTGGGTACAGGAGCAAGCAGCGGATCAGCAACGCGATCTCTACTATCAACCCTCTGCACAGCCCATCAATCGGATGCGCTTCCTGAACGTGCCACTCTTCCTTGAGCGGTTGCGTTCGCAGATGCGCTACTCGGAGGGTGAGGCAGCGCAGTTGTTCGAATACTGCTTGGAGCGGGCCTCCATCGTGGTCTTGGATGATCTGGGCAAAGAGCGAGCGACGGATTGGGCCTCCGAAAAACTGTACGTGCTGATTGAGAGCAGGTATAGTGCCTGCAAGCCCACGATTGCTACCAGTAATCGCACGCTTGATGAATTGGATGATCTTGGATATGGCCCAGCAATCTCTCGGCTCCAACACACATGCAGAGTCGTCCGTATGGACGCCCCCGACTATCGTCCTCGTGCGCGAGCCGCTGAGGATACGACTGCTCGGTAGACCGCCATCCTGGAATGCGGCATACCGTGCGCATGGAAGCATCGTCTACAAAACACGCATTGCAAAGGATTGGAAAACCCTGATAGAATCGTTGGTGCGGGCCAAGGCGACAGAGATCGGTTGGTCCGCAAAAGAAGAGAGGACCATTGTCGACATTAGTATCAGCCTGAAGAGGCCGATGGATGCTGACAATATCCTGAAACTCACGCTTGATGCAGTTGCATCAGGTTTGGGTATTAATGATCGGTGGTTCTTGCCAAGGGTCTGGTCTCTCCAGACGCAGCAAGACACCGAATATGTAGACCTGTCGATTTGGCAGGAAGGAGATCTAGGATGATCAAGGTGACACTCCTCGGTCGCGTCGGGAGCGACCCAGTAACCCGAGCAACGAAGACGGGCAAGACCGTTGCCAACTTCAGCGTTGCGGACAACCAGAAAGAGGCAGGAGAGCAGAAGACCACGTGGTACAGCGTTTCGTGCTGGGATGCGAAGGCTGAAATTGCCGAAAAAATCGTTCGCAAGGGCGACTTGGTCTATGTCGAAGGCGTTCCTTCGGTCTCATCGTGGACCGACAAGCAGGGCGTAGCCCGAAGCGAAATTTCGATTTCGTGCCGCTTCCTCCAGGTCGAGAAGCAGAAGAAGGACGGCGCTTCGCAGGAGAATGTTACGTCGACCCCGTCTGCTAGTATCAGCGACGACATCGACATTCCGTTCTGAGGTCATCACGCTTCAGACACGCCTCTGAAGTCATCACACCTTCGGAGGGAGATGTACTCAACCCCCAGGGGCAACCTTGGGGGTTGTTTTTCCCCCAAATACAGCCCTAAGGAGCCCAAGATGCACCAAGATAGCCCTTCCACCCAAATCGCCGCTCTCCGTGGCTCTAAGGCCCTTCTCCTGGAGTTCTGGGCGCCCTGGTGCGAGCCGTGCAAGCGCACGATGCCAGAGGTCGACCGTTTCGCCGCCCTCAACCCCCAGGTAGAGGTCATCAAGATCAATGTGGATGTCGAGCGGGCCCTCACAAACGAGTGGGAAGTCCGCACCATTCCGATGATGGTGTACGTACCGGTAGACGGGGCCCCACGTGCAATCCTTGGCTTTACCCGCGCTGAGGAAATTGCGCGAAAGATTGCCGGCTGATGCATACGGCCGTGATCGTTGCCGGCGGCGAGGCGCGTCGGTGGAAAAATTACGGTGGGGTGGCAAAGCATTTTGTAGAAATTGATGGCGAACGCCTCATTGACCGCACCATCCGCCAATCTTCCGCACTGTTTGACCGCACGGTCGCTGTCGTCCCGCAATATGGCTACGTTTCAGGGGTTGACCTGGAAATCATCGCCCCAGAAGAGACGAGAGCGCTCGAACCATGGAAGTTCCTCTCCTCAAAAGACGAGTGGAGCAGCGTTCGAACCACCCTGTTGTACGGAGACGTCTACTTCACCGATTCGGCAATAAAAAAAATTGCAGCAGCAGAAGCGAAATTGGCATTTTTGATGCGCCAAACAAAATCAGATCGCACCGGTAAGCCATATGGCGAGATCTACGCCATCAGTTTTACTGGATCTATGCATGAGCAGATCATTGCAGCCATGGAGGACTTCACCCCAGACCTAGGTATCCCTGCACGTGCTGGGTGGCACCTGCGGCATCGACTGTGGTCCGCCGCAACGATGGTTGAGATTGATGACGAGACGGAAGATTTCGATAACCCCAAGGATTACGAACGCTGGATGGTGGCTACGGGAAGAAGGGGTTGACACTCGATCCTCGCGGATTGGAGAAAAAATTTAGGTGCAGCCTTTACTCACGCCAACCCCCCCGCCTGACTCGGCGAGGGGGTTGGGCACTATGAGCGCGACTATAACGCGCCGCCTAATAGGTCTCCGATAATGCCGCCGCCGATTACGACGACGAGGATCAACACGATTACCTCCACGATTCTCTCCTCTCTGATGCGACGACGACGACGATCCGCGAGGATCGCCGCCGCCGCCGCTGTGTTAGATCGCCGCGACAATCGCCGCGTGCTGTGAGCAGACCGCGCGCCGCGCTGTGAACCGCGCGGTGTTGCTGCCGCTGATGTCGGCGACGCGCCGCGCGCCGCTCCATCGGGTCTCAACCCACGCTGTCGCGTTGCGTGAGCATCGGTCAAACCACGCGCTGCCGCGATTTATCGCTTCGCATCGGCGGATTGTGTTGCGCTCCATTGCTACGATCTTCATCGTTGCGTTCCTCCTATTGTGAGTGGCGAGTGCCCCTCTATTGCTACAATGCCAGACCACGCCGCTCCCTATGAAGAATCCGCGCCGCGCCACGCTCGCGCCGCCGCCATCGTTGCGGTGTGTGGTGGTGGTGTGGTCTCTGGGGTCTCGCGCATTACGCATTACACATAACGGATAACACCTAACACCTAACCGATAACACCTAACACCTAACGCATAAACGAAGAAACGGCGACGACCCCCGAAGGGATCGCCGCCGTTCTTCTTACACCAGAAACCGCACGACGAAGTACGCAAACGCGACGACAAACACCGCCGCGATTCCGTTGCTGATCGCACGCTCTCGCGCATACTCGCGCTCTAACGCGGAGTAGGTGCGAAGGGTGAGAATCTTCTTCTTCTTCATAGTCTCCCTCTCTCTCTGCGACGACGCGCCGCCCCCGAAGGAGCGACGCGCCGCCGCGCTCTACTTTACAAACTCTTCGCCGCGCACGACGATGCTCTGGATACGATCCACGCCGTAGGCGCGGTGTGAGTGTCGCTCGCCGCGATCCACGCACGCCGTACCCTCAACCCCCGCGTTCGGACAAGCGGTAGCGTTGCCGTACTCGTTCATCGCCGAGATGACGAAGCCGAGCGAAACCTCGCCCTTCTTGTTGGTACGAAGCGGATCGCCGCCGCCCCAAGCGGGATCGGGTCTGCCGCTGACGCGCACGACCGAGATCGTGCCGCCGTCTACCTCTTCGGTTGATAGTGTCTGCTGCGCGTTGAACGCCACGCCATCCACGGCGTTCTTCCCTGCGATCTCTACGCGCTTGATCAACACCTTCTCTGGTGTTGGCTTCGTCTTCGCTACAAGGGTGAAGACCTGACCCTTCGCCGCTGCGATTGCGGCTTTGACCTGCTCTGGCGTAGCCATCGGCTACCTCCTTGCTACTGCGGGGAAGTCCCCCGACTCCTATACAATGCCAGACCCCGCCGCTGCCTATGACGCAACGAGGCGACGAGGTACGCCACGCTGCGAAGCGATGACGAGGTGGTGGTATGGGGTGGTGTGGTGGTGGCTCTCGCGTATGGCATAACGCATAACACCTAACACATAAGCCATAACACATAAGCCATAAGCCATAAACGAAACGGCGGCGACACCCCCGAAGGGATGCCGCCGCCGTCTCCTAGATCGTGCGCCCGTCGTACATCGGGAAGCCGCCATCGTTGAGCACCTGCTCAATCTTGGCGATCTCCGCATCGGTGAAGCCGCGCAGTTCGTCATCGTGTACGAGCACCGCATCGCCAGCCAAGCCGCCGCCCGCTAGGTACATCGGCGCGCTCTTTGTAGCGACTGCGAAGACATCGCACGCGGTGAGGTTGATGCGCGGATTCTGTACGAGAAGCCCCTCCTCGTCTACCAGAAGCGCAACGGGTACGCCGCCGAGATTGCCGCGACCGACCATCTCCACATACTGGCAACCGATCGCGTCATACATTGGCTGTAAGCCGTTCACGCCGCGCTCTGTCTTGACGATGCGATGCGTGCCATCTTCTAGCGCGCGGATTACATACATTGAGCCTGCCATCGTGTACCTCCTCTGTGTGTGTTTGTGCTCCCCTACTAGCCGTCGCCGCCAGAACGCGGGGGAGCGAACGCGATACTGGCGATGCTCACCGCATCGCGCTAGGCGATGCGAAGCCGCGCGCCTACAACGGCGGCGTGAGCGTCGCAGATTCCGATCTGCGCTTGCCCAGCCATCGTGTAGGTTGCGGGCTGTGAGCAAACGCCGCTGTAATCACAGCGACGCGCGCCTACCTTCGCCATCGGCACGAAGCCGAGGTAGCGAGGGCGTACGCCAGAAACCGCTTTCGCGTGCTTCTGGGCGTTGTGCGCCTTGCCCATAGCGGAAACCTCCACTAGACGGGGGATTCTCCCCCGATGAGTAGACAATGCCACACCGAATCGCTGGCTATGACGAATCGGTGGCAAGTGGCACGAGGCAACCAGAAGCGCGCCGAATCGGATCGGTAGTAGTGGTGATGATGGTGGTGGTATACGCATAAGCCATAACACCTAACACATAAACCATAACACCTAACACATAAGACATAACGCACAACCCATAAACAAACAAAGCGGCGACACCCCCGAAGGGATGCCGCCGCTTGTTGTTGCCGCCTGTTGTTAGCGCGCCAGTTCTACCGCTTCTGCGAGGCGTGCCATCGCCGCGCCTTCATCGTAGAACTCCTCGCGCCCAAAGATTTCCGCGCCGCCCTGCGGTGTCGTTGTGTCTACCGATAGTTTCTCAAACACTCCAACCTCAACGAGAATCTCAACATCGCCCT